ATAATAAGTTTATTCTCATATTTTTTCAATTTAAAACCAAAAAAAATGTTTGCGGCTTCATCTTGTCTGTATCAAAGTGTACTGAGTGTATACAAAAGTGTACTGAACTATTTTAAGTATATCAACAGTTACAGAAGATATTATACACTTATACACTTATACACCTATTTTAAAAAAAATAAAAACAAAACAAAAAATTATGAGAGAAACAATATAGAAAATTAATATCGCTTGACTTTTATAAGATAATTTAGGAGAATTAAAAAAAACTTAGGAGTAAACTGTGGAAAATCTAGATAGAAGAATAGATATGCCTATGGAAGAAGCAATTAACAGAATGGAAAGAGTAGTTTCTGATAATTGTGAAGATCTAAGAAAGATACAAGGAGGCTACATCTATGCAGACGAGTTGATGACTGCATGGAGAAAAATTTTGAACGAAACTAATTTGTAGATGTTCAAAGCTATGATATTAATTTGCTCCTTGGTTCATGTATCGGGAGACGAGATGAGTTGTTTTCAAGTTAATGACACACTTGCTCCATACGGATACGAAACTGAAAAAAAATGCAGAGTTAGGATCAAAGAGATGGCAGACATGATATCATCGGCAGTTCCGTATCCACATATAATTAAATATAAATGTGAAAACAAAACGAGGAGGACTAACTTTGATTAAGAAAAACAATTTTGCGATGAGATCTGCATCAGAGCAGATAAGAAGAGATCATTTAAAATTAAAAAAAGCTCAAAAAAAATTTGAAGCTGACGAAGATTGGGGTTCACAAAACAGTTTGAAAGCAGAAAGGGAGATTGAATACGGAAGAGTGTTTCATGAACCGACAAGATTGGAGAGTGGATCAACTGAGATAGGAAGGATAATGGGAGGCAGTAGAAGAGGTATGCCTCAAGATAATGTAAAATATTCATATAGAAAAGGAGGACAAAAGTGAGACCGAGCACAATAAAAAAGGTAAAGAAAGCAACAAGAAAAAGATATGATACAGAGTTTATCAACTACAATAATGCAGAGTCACATTACATAGAGCTCTTTACAAACGTAAAAAGAACAATAAAAGTTGAGGCAACAACAGAAAAACAAGCGATAGAAAGAGCATTGTACAGAGAAGAAAATAAAAACTCGTGGGAAAATCTTGGGTATGTGTTTGTTGATTGTGATTACAACATAGTTAAGGAGAAGGATTATGAGACTTATAGACAGGATCATAAAAAAATTCGAGGAAGAAGCAGTAGAATTCGCATCCGTGGGAATGGAAGAAGAAGCACAACAGGCTAGAAAACAAGCTTCTAAATATACTGAAATGAAATATAATGGGCACACACATTCAATTAGATCGGAGATAAAAGATGAATAAAGAAATGGAATTAGGAGAAGATTGGGAATATGGTCCCAATGGAGAACATTTAGAATATAAAACACACTGTTTGCCGAGATGTCCCAGGTGTCAAGGAACATTACAGACTGTTAATATACATGGTCATGAGCAATGTGTTTTGTGCCATAGTGTTGTGGACGATTGTTGCCAAGGCTCACAATTAAAATGAGTGACAATGTAATTAAATTTCCATATAAAGTTAAGAGAACAGTTAAACCTGTACCTATGGTATGTGAGTTGGCTGCAAAACAATTTGAACAAGTTTTAATTGTAGGGACAAATTCAAAAGATGGATATGTTCAAATGATTACAACCATGAAAGACCCAGCCGAGGTGCTTTGGCATCTCGAGTCTGCAAGATTTGGAATAATGAATGGACTTGAAGAGGAGGAGAATGATGAGTAAACAAAATGGAAAAAAAGACTTACACTCTAAAGATAGAGATAACGTCATCCCTTTTCCCAAACCATCCACACCTAGCCGTAGCCGTAGCGAAGAGGATGTGGGAAGTGGGGAGAGATACACAATCCATTTCGAACCAGATTGGGACGGATGGGGAAACGATCCAGAAGATAGCTCGGCTTGAAGGTTGGAAAAGGAAAGAAAGAAATTCTCTTGATGGATGGAGAGGATATTGGGGACCTTTCTTAACAACAGAGGAACAGAGTGAACTACCCGAAACAGATTTTACAGGAACAGATGATCCTCGTGCCGTGCAACGAGAAGAACCATACAGAGGAAAGATAGCAACGACAAGATCTGCAAGTTCATCGCTAACACTTAATGACTACATATAAGGGGACTATATGCAATTCAAATACAAGACCAAGCCTTATGCTCATCAAGAGGAGGCTTTACAAAGAAGTCATGACAAGAAAAATTTCGCATACTTTATGGAAATGGGTTGTGGCAAATCAAAAGTTTTAATCGATAACATTTATTGGCTATGGCAGCAGAAACTAATTGATACTGCAATTATAGTTGCACCAAAAGGTGTGTACATGAATTGGAAGAACAATGAGATACCGATTCATTTGCCCGATGATATGAACCCCGACATATATTTATGGAAAGCTAATGCCACACGGAATGAAAAGAAAAAATTAGTCGAGGGTGTAGCCAAGAGAGATAAGTTTAGAATATTAATAATGAATGTAGAGTCATTCGTTACAAAAAAAGCACCCGGGTTTCTTGAATCATTTACCCACAGAAGTGAATTCTTACTTGCCGTTGATGAATCAACAACAATCAAAAATATAAAAGCGAAACGTACAAAAGCGATAATGAAATTTGGTGCGACTGCCAAGTATAAAAGAATACTGACAGGCTCTCCGATAACACAATCGCCTTTGGATTTGTATTCACAATGTGCTTTTCTAAATTCAAAACTTCTTGGATACGATAGCTATTGGTCTTTCCAAGGTCGGTTTGCGATAATCAAACAACAAAGAATGGGCAGTCATAGTTTTAATCAAGTTGTTGGATACAAAAACTTAGATGAGTTAACACAGAAACTAAAACTGTTTGCTCACAGAACAACAAAGAAAGAGGCTTTGGATTTACCAAATAAAATTTATACAACAAGACAAGTTGAATTAACTTCCACACAACAAGAACATTATGAAAGTATGAAGAAAACATCAGTGATCTTTTTAGAAGAAGGAGAGATGGTCACTGCACCCGAAGTCATGACAAGATTGTTGAGATTACAACAACTGCTTTGTGGCTATCTTGTTAGTGACGATGGAGAAACTGTAGAACTTGCTAATAACAGAATAAAAGTCATGATGGAAGTCATAGAAGAAATGGAAGGCAAAGTAATTATATGGTCTAGATTTAGATATGACATAAAGAAAATTAAAAACGAATTATCTAAAACCTATGGATCGGGTTCCGTGGTTACTTATTATGGAGACACCTCACAAGAAGATAGAGACTCTGCCATAGATAGATTTCAAAACGATAAAGACACAAGATTTTTTGTAAGTAATGCACAAACTGGGGGCCGTGGTATAACTTTGACTGCTGCCTCAAACGTAATTTATTACTCCAATGATTTTAACCTGGAGTCTAGAAAACAATCAGAAGACAGATGTCATAGAATAGGTCAACACAAACCAGTGCTTTATGTTGATTTAGTGTGCCCCAACACAGTTGATGTACACATAGTTAAGTCCTTACTACAAAAGGATAAAATAGCAAATAAAACATTAGGAGAGGAAGTTTTAGAATGGCTAAAAATTTCAGAGCAGAAAAACTAACAGGAACAGCTGGAGAACTTTTTACGGCTTTCGAGCTAACAATGCTTGGAGTCAGTTGTGATTTGGTAAAACAAGATGGGACAGATTTGATAGCGATCAAAGGTCATGGTCTTCCCATAGCATTAAGAGTAGAAGTAAAAACATCAACTCACACAAATGAAAAGTATAAGAAGAACAAAGCTGGTATCGGTGTTGGAAAACAATATAGTTTTACAACAAGTAAAGGTAGTCCCAAGAGAGCATACACAAAAGAAGATTGTGATATTTTAGCTTTGGTTTGTTTACCTTTGAGAAAAATACAATTCTTACCTGTGGGTATGGTTAGAGGTATAACAAAAAGAATACATAAAGACACATTCATAAACGACAGTGGTATCACAGAAAGATCCTGGAAGTATGCAGTTGAAAGATGTCTTTGGGAAAGCAGTCGTGCAATACAACAATGTGAGGCAGATTTAGATTTTGAAATCGATGGAGATAAATATAAAAATAAATGAGAAATTATTTGACATTATATTAAATCATAGGCATAACAATTAAAAGGGAGAATTTTATGGATTCAGAAAAATGGAAATCAGTAGCAGTGCCAATCAAGACTTGGACTATGCTAAAAGAATTGTCGGAAGACAATGATAGGTCAATAGGTGGTCAGATTTCTTTTCTAACAAAGCAAGAATTTTTGTGGAAGAAAAGTCAGACGAATAATATTGACAATATAAAAGCTAGGGGTTAAAACCTTAGAACCAGTACCGAAGGGTATAAACTTTAATCTAGAAGGAGAGAATGATGAGTGATGTGTTTTCACTGTTTGAAGAAGAAGCTGCCAACCCTCAAGCATTTGATAAGGTTGGAGAAGATGGTACTAAAAGACTATCTTCACTTATTAGGCAAACCATTGACCTTGATAAACAGGTCAAGGATGCCGAAAAATATCTGAAAGACTTACAATACAAAAAGCGAACCATTGATGAAGAGGACATACCATCGTTAATGGAAGAACTTGGTGTTGAAAGTCTGACAGTTGATGGCAACAAAATTTCCGTAGATAAATTTGTATCTGCTCGTATCCCCGAGCATAAGAAGGCAGAGGCTTTTGCTTTCTTACGTTCTATTGGAGAGGCAGATATAATTAAGAATGAAGTTGTCGTTCAGTTTGGAATGGGTCAAGACAATGTAGCGGGGGCCGTGCTTGATGATTTATCAAAGCAAGGATTAAATCCTGCACAAAAAACTCACATCCATCCAATGACTTTAAGAACATGGGTAAAGAACAGAATTGAAAATGGTCAAGAGGTCGATTTCGATACGTTTGGAGTCTATGTTGGTAACCGTGCAAAAATAAAAGGAGGTCAGTAATGTCCCAAGCAGTAGCACAAAAAGCAAAGACAGAAGTAGCAGTATCAGATCTATCTTCATTACTTGAAGAAGAGGCTGGTGCTGGTCTTGAAAACTTCACAACTGATGATATGCAAATTCCTTTCATAAGGATCTTACAAGCATTATCACCACAATTAAACAAGCAAGACAGTTTGTATATAAAGGGAGCCGAACAAGGCGACATATTCAATACTGTATCGCAACAAGTATACAAAGCAGATGACGGAGTAATTGTTGTACCTTGTTTCTTTGAAAAGAAATTCCTGGAGTTCGCACTTAGATCAAGTGGAGGTGGTTTTATTAGAGAACTATCTGCCGATGATAAAGATATAACTCTTACGACTCGTGAAGGTGCGGCAGAGATTTTGCCATCTGGTAATGAGTTGGTAAGGACACATCAACATCTTGTACAAGTGATGGATCCCGAAACTAAATTAAGTTCTCCAGCAGTTCTTGATATGAAAAAGACACAGTTAAAAGTGTCTCGTAGATGGAACACAATGAAGAATGGTATAAGATTACCTTCGGGTAAACCTATGCCACTATACGGAACTGCATGGTCAATCAAGACCATTGCAGAAAGCAACGATCAAGGCAGTTGGTATAACTATAAAGTTGATCGTGTAACTGAGATAACAAAAGAACTAGAGGCTATGATGTTAGAGGCTAGGACTATGTATCAAAGTTTTAGAAAAGGGGAGATTAAAATGGCTGCGGCTTCTGCCGATGAAATGTCATCAAATAAAACAGAAGACGAAATACCGTTTTAATAACTAGAGCCGTGGCTACGTCCTCCAAGTCACGGCTCTTTTTTTTTGGAGTGAAGAGTGAATTTAGCAGAAGAATTAATGAAAGCATTTGAAGGCTTTCGATCAGCACATGGTCAGACAGAAGTGTCAACTCAAAGAATGGCTGGCAAACAAAAAGCAAAATCTTACATTGTAAGAAATCCATTAACATTAGAATTAGTACAGAGTCACATAGATGGCAAACAAGGTGTCGGTGCTATACCGATTAACGAAGAAAATAAATGTAAGTTTGGTGCTTTAGATATAGATCAATATCCTCTTGATCATAATGAATTAATTGATAAATTAGAGAAGTTCAATGTTCCGTGCATCGTATGCCGTAGTAAATCTGGTGGTGCACATATTTTTTTCTTTTTTAAGGAGTGGATGAATGCGAGTGATTTTAGAGACAAGGCTGCTGAAATATCTGCTGCTCTTGGGCACGGCAGGTGCGAAATATTCCCAAAGCAAGAACAGGTTCTTGTCGAGCGGGGCGATGTGGGTAACTTCATTAATTTGCCGTATTTTGACTCGAGCCAAACTTTCCGCTATGCGATCATTAAAACAGAAGGAACGTACAAAGATGCAACTCTACAAGAGTTCATTGAAGAGATACAAAAAGTCAAAACCAAACCGAAAGATTTCTTAGAGATACCTATTGGTGGTAAGGTAGAGCTTTATCCTAATTATGTTCCGTGTTTACGTTCACTACTATCAATGGGTATACACGAAGGTGGCAGAAACAGAACTGCATTTCATCTTGGAGTTTTTTTACAAAGAGCTTTCCCTCAAGATTGGAAGTCTAAATTAGAAGAGCATAATGCAAGAGATTTCACACCTCCTTTATCGGCACAAGAAGTTGTTGCAATACAAAACACATTAGAGAAAAAAGAATATCAGTATCTTTGTAAAGAAGAGCCAATGTCTTCTCACTGTAATCAAGGTGTATGTAGAAGTTTAAAACATGGCATTGGTGTTGGATCTATGCCTACCATCAGTGGACTATCTGTTATCTTATCCGAGCCTAGACTATGGTTCGTGGATATAGGTGGGAGAAGATTAGAATTAACAACAGATGAATTACAAACTCCGAGACTATTTCAAAGAGCATGTATGGAACAATTAAACTTCATGCCTCCTAAATTAAAAGATAGTTTGTGGGAAGAACAAATAAATACTTTATTAGAAAATTGCAACGAAATAAATGTGCCCGAAGAACTTACATATAAAGGTCAGTTTATCTCTTTACTAGAAACATATTGCACAGGTAGGGTACAAGCACAAACTTTTGAAGAAGTTATGTTAGGTAAACCTTACACAGAGGCAGAAGAAAGCAAGACATATTTTAGACTTGAATCTCTCATGGAGTTTATGCGACAGAAGAAGTTTGATAACTACACAAGAGCACAAGTTCAAGAAAGATTGAAAGAAATAAATAATGGAGATTCTTCTTCTATAAAAAATTTCAAGACATCATCAGGTACTTGGAAGTCTGTTAGAGTTTGGAGTATTCCAGAATTTACATCAGAAGTAGAAGTAAATAATGTACAAATAGAAGCAGGGGAGTCACCGTTCTAATGGAAGTATTGATAGCTTTTTGCACAATTATAGTTGAAGAATGCAGATACAAAGGTGGCAAAGGAAAATGTAGTTTTTGGAATCCTGGAGTGGTTTTTAAAGACATGGAAGAATGCAACAGAGACAAGAAACTTATAGAAGATTATGTCGTTGAAGAGTTGTGGAGAATACATCCAGAGGCAGTAAAGATATATGCAAAGGGAGCATGTATGTTAAAAGAAAAAGATAAAGAAAATGATTAATAATGATGAGAAGCACGATATTTGTGTTGAAGTTTTATATGAATATTTAAATGCTTTTCAAGTTACTGAAAGAGCCATGAGAAAATTACCGGGACCTATGACTAGAAAAGAAAAAACAGAATTAGTTTACTATCAAGAAATGGTTAGAAATATAAATATGGTTATAGATCATGTAGAAAATAAAACCGAATCAATAAATTATGATTGGAATGCATGATGGAAACAGCAATTTTTGGGCCACCTGGGACAGGCAAAACAACAACTTTAATTGACATAATCAAGAAATCTTTGAAAGAAGGGATGGATCCCACAAAGATTGCCTTCATGTCATTTAGTCGTAAGGCGGCAACTGAAGCTAGAGACAGATCTGCTATCGAACTTGGTTTAGATGTAAAACAAATGCTTTACTTTAGAACATTACATTCACTTGCATTTACATGGTTAGGGCTGGATACAAAGAAAGTATTCAAAGGATCTGATTATCACGATCTTGGTAAACTTGTAGGACTAGAATTTAGATCTGCTCCTACTGTTAGTTTAGAAGAGGGACCTTTATTTCAAATAGGAGCTGGTGGAGACAAGTATATGTCTCTTGTACAGATGGCTAGAGTAAGAGAAGTATCTCTTGAGCAACAGTTCAACGATGCCTGGGATAGCACATTACATTGGCAACAATTAAAAGTATTAGATAATGCATATCGTGATTATAAAAAAGCGAAGAACAAACTAGACTTTGTTGATATGATAGAAAAATTTATAGAGCAAGGAACGTCTCCTAAGTTTGATTTACTTATTATAGATGAAGCACAAGATCTTGCACCTCTGCAATGGAGAATGGTGAAAGAAGTTTTAGTTCCTAATTCTAAAAGAGTTTATTATGCTGGAGATGATGATCAAGCTATCTATACTTGGATGGGTGTAAAAGTTTCTGACTTTTTAAATTCATGTGATGATAAATTATTCTTAACAAAATCGTTTCGTGTACCGAGTGCCGTGCATGATTTCTCACAGAATCTTATAAAAAAGGTCTCTACCAGACAAACGAAGAATTGGCAACCCACCAAAAAAGATGGCACAATAACATGGCATCGAGATATACTAGACGTAGACTTAACTAGTGGCGAATGGTTGGTACTTGCGAGAACTAATTACATCACAAATAAAGTATGTAATCGTCTTAAAGAGGACGGATATCTCTATTGGAGAGAGGGCACTGGTTGGTCTATTTCCCCAAATGTTATTAACGGAATAGAGGTATGGCTTAAACTATGCAAAAACCAAAACTTGTCTACAGCAGAACTGAAAAACTTCTCCAAGATACTGAGCCCGAATGTTATATCGAGATCTGGAAGAAAGTTGATGTCCTCCCTAGATGCAGAACAAAATTATACTCTAAACGACATCATAGAGAAATGCAGTTTGAACGCATCACACGAGACTCCGTGGCAGAAAGTCTTGAAAGTATCGGATCAAGAGACTGCATATATAATGTCAGTGAGGAGACGAGGGGAGAGAATTTTGACAGGGACTCCGAGGATTCGGATATCGACAATTCACAAAGCAAAAGGTGGAGAGGCGGATAACGTAGCTCTACTTCTTGACTCAACCAAAGCCTGTGTAGAAAGCTTAGATCAAGACTCTGAGATAAGGACTTTTTATGTGGGGGCAACTCGTGCTAAAAAAACATTGCACTTAATTGAATCAAATGCATTACATAGGTTTAACATATGAAAAAAGATAGAGAATTTTTTTTAAGAGAAGCAGAGAAATTAATCAATGGACAGAGAGCCAAAGAGTATGGGCCTGCTAAAAAGAATCATCAACGTATAGCAGATATATGGACTATACTGTTAGATAAAAAATTAAATGGTGCAATCACTCCAGAAGAAGTTGTGGCTTGTATGATAGGAGTCAAGGTAGCTCGTCTTGCCGAGGATATTTCAAAAGATGACTCGTGGACAGATGTTATTGGCTATGCAGCTTTAGGTGGAGAAATTATAAATGACAAATCATAATCAGTATCATTTATTAGATCAAGATATTAAAGATGTGTCTTGGGGTAATGTGGATTCAGATTGGGAACCACCTCAAACACTCCCAGATCTATCTCAATTTAAAACAATATCCATAGACTTAGAAACCAAGGATACAAATCTTTTAACTCTTGGGCCTGGGTGGACAAGAAAAGATGGACACATAATAGGTGTAGCTGTTGGGGCGGGAGATAGTGCCTGGTATTTTCCAACAGGTCACAAGGTCGGTAACATGCCAAAGAATGCTGTATATGGTTGGCTAAAAAAACTTTGTGCAGATAAAACTATAACTAAAGTATTTCACAATGCATTGTATGATTTAGGTTGGCTAAGAGCCGATGGTATAGAGGTAGAGGGTAAAATTATAGACACTATGATAGCTGCTCCTTTACTAGATGAGAATAGAAAGTGGTATAATCTTAACTCTCTTGCTCGTGATTATCTTGGAGAATACAAAGATGAGAAACTACTAAAATCTGCTGCAGATGAGTTTGGTGTTGATCCCAAGTCTGGTATGTGGCAACTGCCTCCTAGATATGTTGGGAAGTATGCCGAACAAGATGCTTTGATAACTTTAAAACTTTGGGAAAATTTAAATAAAAAAATAAATCAACAAGAATGCACAAGTATTTTTCAACTAGAAACAGATTTACTTCCAGTGCTTTTTGAGATGAAAACAAAGGGTGTTCGTGTTGATGTAGACAAAGCACAAGAAACTAAAAAACAATTAGCTAAATTAGAAAAGTCACTTGTAGAGGAGATAGTCAAAGAGACTGGTGTTACGGTTGAACCTTGGGTCGCCACATCTGTAGCAAAAGTCTTTGATGCTGTGGGCCTTCCGTACTCTCGCACAGAGAAGTCCGGGGCTCCCATGTTTACAAAACAATTTCTTGCGAATAATCCTCATCCAATCGCACAAAAGATTATAAAAATTAGAGAAATAAACAAAGCTAATACGACATTTGTTGATACAATTCTTGAACATTCTTATAACGGTAGAATACATTGTGATTTTCACTCCCTTAGATCTGACGGTGGTGGCACTGTTACAGGTCGTTTTAGTTCAAGTAACCCCAATTTGCAACAAATACCTGCACGAGATCCTGAGATCAAAAAATTAATTCGTGGTTTGTTTATCCCGGAGGAGGGCCACAAATGGGGTTCTTTTGATTATGCATCACAAGAACCAAGATGGTTAGTACATTATTGTGCCACCTTGACAGGCGTAGATAAGCATCCACAGATTGACGAAGTTGTTAAAATGTATCACGAGGGCAATGCTGACTTTCATCAAATGGTTGCAGACATGGCAAACATACCTAGAAAACAAGCCAAGACAGTTAATCTTGGTATCATGTATGGAATGGGTAAAGCTAAATTAGCTAACGTCATGGACATAGAGGTAGAAGAGGCAGAAAAATTATTAGAAACATATAATCAAAGAGTTCCTTTTTTAAGATCTTTATCGGAAAAAGCCATGACTCGTGCAAAGGATCATGGTGTTATTAGAACTTGGTTGGGACGTAAATGTAGATTTGATATGTATGAGCCAGTGTCGTATGGATTTAATAAAGCATTACCAATGGAGGAGGCTATAAAAGAGTATGGCAGTAAAGGAAGAATTAGAAGAGCCTTTACTTACAAAGCATTAAATAGATTGATTCAAGGGTCAAGTGCTGATCAAACCAAAAAAGCTATGGTCGAATGCTACAAAGAAGGACTATGTCCTACGTTAACTGTTCACGATGAACTATGTTTTAATATTAAGAATCAAGAAGAAGCTGACAAAATTGTAGAGATCATGACAACTTGTGTTCCAGATTTAAAAATACCTTTTGAAGTTGATACTGCCCTCTGTGATAATTGGGGCGAAGTAGACTAGTAGGTAGATTTTGCATACAGATCGTGTAGTTCTGATATCGGATCTTGCTCTGGCTTTTCATTTTTGAAAACTTCGTATGCATGAGATCTAATATTTGATCTGTGAAGACCTATATCTTTTAGTGTTGCATCATCCAAACTATTCAAAGCTGTAATTGTTCTTCCTATTTTAAAATTATAAAACCATTTTTTTAACATTATATATCCTTTTTTAATAATAAAGCTTAACTCTGCATTTTTATTTATAAATTATTTCTATAAGACAGAGAAGACACTAAAAATGAAAGATATTAGTGTTAAAATAGCAAGAATTGAAACTAAGCTAGGTAGGATAAACACACAAAAACAAAGACTATTCTAGGGTATAATCACACACGGAGGATTTGTTTCGGCTCTGTGTGGCGATCTGAGAGGCTCTTTTTTTAAGTGACTGCATAATTTTGGTACGTTTATCATCAGATAGGTGTGACCAAACAGAAATTTCACTTAATGTTCGAAAACAACCAATACAAACACTATTTTCTATTTTGCATACGTTTAGGCACGGGCTTACAATACGCTGTGATCTTTCTGTTCTTGTCATCTGGATATGGAATCTCTGGTTGTTTGTTTAGTTTTCTGGCGAAATACAGACAGTCATTTACATTATCAAATGTTTGACTCTGATTAACAACAACTGTGCCTATCATGTAAACTAAAGCAAACTCTATCATTCATCTTTTGTCTTCCAAAAATATTCATCTGTATCACCAAGTCTGAACTTCTGTCCATTTTCAACTTGGTATTCCATTGTACTCACTTTGAAGTCTGGTTGCAATTGCTTGTCTGGAGTTAGTGAGTT